ATTATGATGTTATTTAACATAGAAACAAGCACGTTCGCCCCTGATTATCTTGTAACAGATAATCAAAATTGGGTTGAAGTGAGCGATGAAGAAATTGACGGGATTTCAGCCAGTATCACCGGTGGTGGTGCTGTTTGGTTGGAAGCCGGGAAAGTTAAATATTCCGGTAAAGCGCCAAGCGAGTTTCACGATTTTGATAATGTGACAAAACAGTTTGTGTTATCAAAGACAAAGCAAGCTGAGTTTACCAAGGAAACACAAGCTCGACTAATCAATAATATTGATGTTCACGCTGCGTCAATTTACAGCACTTGGACTCGTTTTGAGTCTGAATATCGTGAACGCCAAGCCGCTGCGGAAGCGTTTAAAAATGCAAACTATCAAGGCGAATGCAGTCGGTATATCACGGACTTTGCTAAACGCGCTGGATTGAATAACCAAGCCGCAACAGATTTAATTCTACAGCAAGCGGCTGGTCTTGAGAAACTACAGGTTGAGCTTGCCAACCAGCGCATGCGTAAGTATGAGCTTAAAGTGCCTGGATTGACAATCGAAAAAATGCAGACAATCCATGACGATATTATTAAACAAATGGATGCATTAATGGAGGCGTATAACAATGGCTAACCGTATCTATCTTGCGTTTTATAAGCACAAGCGCAGCATTCTGAAAGAGCCTTTTAAAGCCTTGGCTGATGCGGTGACGCGCTTTTTTACAAAGGGACAATACTCACACTGCGAGATAGCGATTGAACGCATGGAATTCGTCCAAGGCGATCACTATGAACATGTTACGGTTTTTGATTGCTATTCAGCGTCTGTGCGCGATGGCGGCGTGCGATATAAGCAGATTGATTTGTCTGACACCGGCAAGTGGGATTTGGTTTTGCTTGATAACGTAACAGAAGCACAGATTAAATCTTATTACAACCGCACGTCCGGCGCTAAATATGACTGGTTGGGCGCGTTAGGTGTTGTGCTTGGGATTAAACAAAAACGAAGCAAATATTTTTGTTCGGAATGGTGCTTTAACGCAATTTATAACAGCGAAGAAGGCTGGCGATTTAGCCCAAACCAACTTGCAGCGATGGTGCGTAAAAATGGATAAAACAACGATTAACCTTTACCGTGGTGATGACGAGGAATGTATTGTTCGCCTGTTTGAAAAGCTGCAGGATAACAAATTAAAACCTCTCGATTTAAGTGATATGGCGCGCTTTGATTTATGGGCTACGGTCAGAAACAAGCCAGTGCTAACACTATCATCCACAACAGGTGAAATCGAAGTTGTAGATGCCCAAGGCGGCGTTTTAAAAGTTACGTTTAGTCACAGTTTAACAAAAGACGCGACGTGGTCTCAAGCGGACTATGATTTACAGGCGGTATCTAATAAAGGACGAGTTAAAACGCCAATTCAAGGCGGCCGAATTAACCTCAAATTTGATGTTACACCTGATATGGCAGAGGCGCGGAATGGATGACATTGTTGCAGTGGTTGACCCACCACAAGAAATAGTGGCGGTAGTCGAAAAAGGTGAAGTCATATATCAAAGTGACGACGACTTACCGGACTTATTAACAATTTATGAGCTAGCAAAAATATAGGAGCACCATGGAAAATCAAAACCATAAAAAAATAGTTGCCGCAATCAAGGCCATTGGTGCAGATTATAAAAGTCTGCATGAGGCAATATCAGCAATTCAAACTCAACAAGGCAGTGGAGAACAAACCACGCTCACTAAAATTAACGAGTTAATTAGCCAGGCAGAAACACGTATTTTAAATAAAATTAAAGGTGGCGAGCTTTCGGAAGATTTAGATACGTTGTTTGAAATTGCGGCCAAAATTGGAGAACTTGTGTCAGATAAGTCTGTTCGCGAAGCTCTAACTAGCACTCTGCAAGAGATTAAAAATAACGTTAAAAATCTTCAAAACTGGCAAGCAGAAATGGACAACCTAGACCTGGTTGGTGAGTACAATAAAGCTAAGGCATCATAATGGCGCTAAAAGATCAACTGACAACTCTCATTCCTTTAATAGCTCAAGACGTTAATAATAAAGGCGGTTTGTCAGTGTTAATACAAGGCAATGGTCGGCCGGATAAACCTGAAACAACTGGTGGAAAAATCACTGGAAATGAACCAAACGGCACGTTTTATAACTCCACTAATGGTGGCGGAAGCGGAGCTTATTTGTGGCACAAACAAGCCAATAATTGGACTGTTATTTATGGTGATACAGGTTACAAGCGGCAAGAACAAGCGGTAAATATTAAGCAAGGATATGTGGCATTACGCCGGGTTAATAATACTGTAGAGTGCCATTTTTCTGGCGGGCCATGGGGAGGAATTTCATTTTACGGAAGTGCGAACCCAAATTTCAGACGAAAAAGTCACGCTAAACGGATGGATGTTTTAGGCAGATCAAGTATTCCAATAGGATTTAGACCGGATATATCTATCATGGTTCCCTTTTACAACGATGATGGGGATCATATTGGCATGGTCTATGTTGGTGGGCGTTTTAATTATAACTACATCGAGCTGCGATTTGCTGGGGATGTACCGAGTGCAGACATAGATGCTGTGCGATTGCCAATAATTACATGGATGACCAATGAGCCATTCCCAAGCAGTTAAATTATACCCCTTAAAGGATACCAAAATGCAAAAAAACAGTATTAAATTCAAGCAAGCGCCGCTTCCATTTGTGGGGCAAAAGCGAATGTTTTTAAAACACTTCGAGGAAGTGTTGAACGCCAACATTAAGAATGATGGCGAGGGCTGGACTATCATTGATACATTCGGCGGGAGCGGTTTATTAAGCCACGTTGCTAAACAACTCAAGCCTAAAGCACGCGTAATCTATAATGACTTTGATGGATACGCTGAGCGATTGACGCATATTGATGACATTAATGCGCTTCGCGCACAGCTTTACGCGGTAGTCGGTAACGCTACGCAAAAAAACAAAAGATTGACGAAGGATTGTAAAGCAGAATGCATCAAAATCATTCAAAATTTCAAAGGTTATATTGACCTGAATTGTCTAGCGAGCTGGCTTCTGTTTAGCGGCCAACAAGTGGCAACGTTGGACGACTTATTTCAGAACGATTTTTGGCATTGTGTTAGACAGTCTGATTATCCTAAAGCGGATGGGTATTTAGACGGGCTTGAGATTACGCGCGAATCATTCCACACGCTTTTACCTAAATTTAGCGGCGACCCTAAAGCCTTATTTGTTCTAGACCCGCCATATTTATGCACCCGCCAGGAAAGCTATAAACAGGCGACGTACTTTGATTTAATCGACTTCCTCCGATTAATCAACATCACGCGCCCTCCTTATGTATTCTTTAGTTCAACAAAGAGCGAGTTTGTTCGCTTTATTGAATACATGGTAGAGGATAAGGTTGATAATTGGGAGGCTTTTTACAACTCCGAACGCGTTGTTGTTAAGGCTTCAGCAAGTTATTCCGGGAAGTATGAAGATAACATGGTTTATAAGTTTTAA